TCATGACTGTAATACCTGCGTTGCGATGAAGGTCATTTTGACGCTGAACATCAATATGATTGTGAATGAAAAGACCGCTCCTTTAGTGGCGAGCTTGTTGTCTCGACCAGCTATCGGTAGCGCTAATAAAAATAGCGTCAGGGCAAATGCCAGCGCAGCAAATCCGTATAGCTCGATAGCAGCCCAAACGGCTAGAATGTAAAACACACTTCTCATTGCTTATCTCCCTTTAGCGCTTCGATCGCTAGCGTGCGCATGATGCGTTCGCGCTCAGTTTGCGGCACGAAGCTTTTAATCTTTTCCAGCCCGTCACGAAGCGGGTTGGTGGCTTGTTCGTGTAATTCCTGGGCACGGTTGCAGAACGTTCTTACTGTGTATGCGCTGCCTTTTTCACTTGCGGCAAATGCCTCTAGCAGAAGTTTTCCGCCAACATCTAATGACTCAGACATGCCGCCTCCCGATAGCTCGGTGAGCGGCTATGATTTCTTGCATTCTCATACGTGCAATAGCTTGGTCACGAATGACAATGCCCCCTTCATTGCGGGTAGGAGTAAATGTTTTTTTATCCGCCTTGTTGTTGCTTTCTAGGGCTTTGATTTGGCTTGGTGTTGCCAGCTCACGGACGCGCGTCGTTGAGGCTCCTGCATGAAGCGAGCAAGCGGTCAGGCTGTGCCCAAGTCGCAGGGATTCTTCAATGCGCGCCTTAATCCGCTCTTCCGATTGCTGCTTTACCTCGTTTAGGTTTGCTTCACCGTTGCGTTTAAGGGCTTTAAGCTGCTCTTTGGTCGCTAGCCTTTTCATTCTAGCGACTCCCACTTTTATGAATTGAGCGGTTTTGAAAATGCCAAGCCCGTTCTCAATTGCTTTTTCAATGCCTTTCTGCACTTCTTCATCGCTGGGTTTTCTATTCTTTGGCATGCTGAATTCCCCTAAGCTGCTATATCTGATTTAGCTGCGTCGTAGCGTTTGATGATTTCAACGATCGCGTAACAAATCCAAAGAAAATGATGTGTGTACTCAGTACAGTCGTATTCATAAAAGCTATCGAACTGGAAGTCGTGCTTATCAAAATTGGAGATAAAGTCGTTGGCCTCTTCCTTGTGGGAAATGGACTTAAGAGATTCTTCAATTTCTTCGCGAATAGATCGATTAATCTCAGCTTCTTCGCCTTCTAGCTCTTCTAGGGGCTCTAGGTTGCCTTCTAGGTAGTTACTCACGTCACGCTTGAATGCTTCCTCGGACCATTTTTTTCCATATTCTGAGCCGCGAGGTTCTGCCACCAGCTTTTCGCCCCAGTAACCTGGATTGATGCTGGCCTTGCCGCGAAAGAATTCAAACATGTCGCTTAATCGCGTAAATACAAAGTCCCCCATATCGCCAGTCACAGCTAAGTACCCAGGCCAAGTGGTGATGTTGATTGCGTAAAAAGAAGATCCCTTCACGCCAAATCTGATATGGCGATATTTGCCGTCATCCTTGAGAATGGTCAGCTCATGCTTTGCTGTATTTTCTTGGAAGATTTCAAATACTTCTTGTCGTAGTAAATCAGTCATGTCGTTCTCCCTAAGCTGCTGTTTGTTCGTTTAAGCGAGCGGTGGCATGGTTAAGCCCCGCTTCAAGCTCTGCGACTTGTGTTTGAAGTGCGCGAATGGTTTCGGCGCTGGCGTCAAGCGAGTATTGTTGGCCTTCAAGTGCAGCAACGAGCTGAGCAACGGTGATTGGGTTGCTGTCTTCGTCGTGGCCAGCGATAACATCGAGGTTCCAGTTGTGCTTGGTATTCATGCTGCTTGCTCCTGTTCAAAGTCCGCCGCAATCTCAAACCACTTCGCGAAGTGTTCGTTGAAGAACTTTCGAACTGTCAGGGACATGAGTGCGAAGTTTGCATCAAGATCGGACATATCACCGCCTTGGGAATTGTTGAAAGCGGCTTCTTTCAGCATTTCGTCCCACTTCACCTTTTTGATGGTCAGGTCATCATTAAGAACGAATGACGCTTTGTCGCTCCATTTGAGGCCGAGCGATTTCACTTGCATGCCTTGGTCAAGGTGACGGGTAACATCTTCTGAAAGTGGCTCAAGGTTCTTAAAACGAGCCTTGGCTTTGTCTTCGCTGTTGTCAGCTACTTCGCATTCGTCGCCCGTTTCTAAGATCGCTGGCAAGTCGTTTTTCACTAACCAGTCAGTCATGATGCCTGCAGGTGATGCTTGCGCCTGCAGGGGTACCATTGGGAATGATCCGCACATAGTTTGGAGCAGCTTGAACGCTTGCTCTGTCATGCCTGCGTTGGTGGTATTTAGCACCAGTAGGGCTGCTTTCTTATCGATGTAAAGCCAGATGTCAGAGCGCTTGGCGAAGGCTTTCGGGCGCAGCGTAAAGACAAGCTCGTCCTTGATGTCGCCTTTCTCTTTGCGACCAATCTTGCGGCCTTCTACCAGCTCGATTTCTGCGATTTTGGTGTCTAACGCCTCGCGAACGACTGCAGCAGGAAGACTCTTTTCTTCCTTGCCGAAGCGGATCAGCATGCAGTCGTTGCAGACAATGGACCAGCACTCTGAGTTGCGAACGAGTGGCAAGGTGCCAAACGTGAACCAGTCATTTGAGCCAACTTCTTTTAAAGCAAATTCAGGCAATACTGCAGTCATGGCTTCAAAGTCGATGCTTGCAGGCTCTTTGAGCTGGAAGAATTGAAATGATTTGAAAAACATTAGTATTCACTCCAGCTAGTTTCGTAATCGTGAGCGTATTCGCCTTGATCAAGTGCGATCTGGCCTTTCATTGCGTATATGTTGAACAGAATTTTTTCAAAGCCATATAGCGTTCCCACGCATAAATGTTTTCCGGACTCTTCGCCGTTAACTCGTAGATTTAAGATTTCCCATTTCCCGGTCTTTTCATCTTCATAGAGGTGTAGTCTGTAATCACAATTACGATCAGATACCCCTTCATTTTTATCTAGGTAAACCATCATGAAGCGTCCATGGGTTCTCTCTTCGATAATTAGCGTGATTTCACCTTCTGGATCGTCATTGTATGATCTGGCTCTTTCGGTGAGTTTCTCAATAAGCCAAGACAGCGTTACTTCTTCTGGCAGCTCTGTCATGATTTCTTTTAGCTCTGCATCCACGACATCTGCTAGGCGACTGTCGTAGAAATTCTGCGCTGCCAGCTTCAAACGGTTCATAACGAAGTCATGGTAAACGGGTAAATCTTCAAGGCTTTCAATCTGCGGCATGATGGAAGCCGAAAGCTTTTCTTTTAGCGCCTTGCCAACTTCGCCGTATGAACGAAATAGATCGTCCGCAGTCTCTTCGATCAACTTATCAACTCGCTTAGTGATCGCTTGCTCTAACGCTCCAGAGGCTAGGCGCTCATGCAGGACGGCTGTAAACATATCCTGAGCAGTGTCAGTTGCCGGGTTTGTCATTGGTGTGAATTCTTGGTTTTCAGTTGTCATGGTTTGTCTCCTTACATTCCTGCCGCTTTTTTGACGGCTTTTTCAGATGCAACGCTGTAGCTTGACGGCTTTTCTAAGAACACCAGCGTCACGGCGTTAGGGTTGTCTGTTGATTTCTCTAGGCGGATGACCAGCGGGCCGATGTTCATCGTCTCGCCATCGAGGCGGCGGCGTTTATTGCTCGTCGGTTTGCCTTCGATGACAGAGCTGATGGCAATCGTGTTGTCATGCCCGTGTTGTGTGAAGATGCGGCTGGTCAGCGCTAGGCGGAAACGTGGGTCGTTATTTCCATCTAGAACATACACAGCTTGATCCTGAGTAAGAGTGGTTCGGTAATGGTTCACCTTGCTCATGCTGCGTCTCCTTCCTTTGAACTTTTCAAAATCTCGTCTCGGATGATGCTGGTGTTGTGCGGTGCTGCGATGCGCAGGCGCGCACGCGAATGTGTGCATGACAATGTGGTGACGTGCACGATGGTTTCTGTATCAGAGGGCGGTACCTTGATGGTGATGCCTTCATCTTTTGTGCGACTGAGGATCAATCCGCTGTGCATTACTTTTCTCCTATCCAATGATGAAGTCGGTTAGTTCACGGCGGTTACCGCGAACCTTAACCGTGCGAGCGGCACGGGTTGTGTGATGTCGTGCTAGATCAAGGTCTGCGTCGAATGTAAAAGGTGTATCGAGCGCAGTTGTTGTCATGGCAGCTAGCACCATGGCGATCGCTGTCGCTCTTCGGTACGCGGTCTTGATTTGGACTGGCTCGACACAAAACAGGATGTCGCCAAGCGCAATGGCCTTTGCAACAGCTTCAGTTAAGTTGCTGGCGTCGTAGTGCTTGCGAGCTTTGTCTTGATGGAAATGAATGGTTGGAACAGATCTACAAACAGTGTTGGCAATCTGCTTAGAGCGAAGCCCCTGAGCAGTCATTGCCAATATCTCAAGTGCATGAGCGCTTAGCTCTGATGTGTGGCTGGAAGGGTAAAAACTTATTTGTTTTGCGTCTTGCATGATTCGGCCTCTTGCCTATATTTCGATCTGTTGACTGAAATATAGTACAAGATATTGTTAAGCGTCAACAATGAATATAAAATAAAGATAAACAAATATACTGTATGTGTGTACAGTATATTTGTTTAGTTGTTATCGATGAGCTTTGTTAGGCTTGAGATGAGATTGACGGCGTGATCCCGTCGCTGTGAGGGAATTTTGTTAAGGGTGATTTCTAGTTGCTTTAATGCTTCTTGTATTGTGAGTGGTCCGCCGCATAGCTCGCCAGAACATAGATCTAGTGCTAGCTCTACGTTTTGTAGTGTGTGTTTGCTTGGACGATTTCGACCGATCTCCCACGCCTTTACGGTATGCTCAGATCGCTTGACCTTTTCGGCTAACTCTTTCCTTGATAGTCCACGGGCTTTCCTTGCAGCTTCTATCTTTAGGGCTAGATTCATATGCTGCTTTTATGATTTGCGTCAGGGGAAAAATATATTGAAATCAACGGAATGTAGCTGTTTATCATTCGTAAAAAAATGCAATGGAGAGTTTATTTTTCTATTGCTCTCCATATGGGTAGAGTTTACCCAATATTGGATAGACATAGTCCCTTGGGCTTGTAACAACGTTGTGAAACGCCGTTAATATGCGGGCTGGAGCTGTAATATGGAAGACATGGATTTGAAGCTGCAAAGGGAACAATTAGTCGAAAAACTAAAGATTGCTCAAGAACAAGGCGATCGAGGGATGGTTGCGTACTATCGAATTCAGATCAAACTTATTGAGCAGGAAATTATATGTGAAGAGCAGGGGGCTCATAGTGGTCTACTACTACAGCGTAATTAAGTGCACTCCCTGCCGTAAGAGGTGTGAAACAATCAATATAGGGTTAGTGGTTTTCGATCAAGGAGATCTTCAAGTGCATTTGGATACTAATACCAGTAAATTCTTGGCGTTAGAAAATGACCTTATACGTGATGAGCTGGGTGATCTTTATGAGAGATGGAGCTTCTTCACTAGTCATCACAGTTCACCTAAAGAAAAACATGCCGCTATAACTAGCCCTGAGCGCATTGGAGTTTGGTGTGGCGGTCTTGGCTTTTTTACTGTTGAAGGTGCAGATGAGCTTGATCGCAAGATACAGGATTTAATGTTTACACTTGTAGCTTAATCATCCGCCAGCTTTAAATGCATCATCAATTGTTCATAGACACGCGAGAAATCCACAGCATCATCTTGCGGGGTTCTACCTTCCTTCATGGCGATGCGCGCATTGTAAAGCTGGCAAATGCCAATAATGCTTGCATAAAGCTCCTGAGAGTGCATTTTTCGGCCGTCCGCTTCAACAGATGCTACCAGTTCTTTTGCTGTTCTTAGTATTAAGTCGCTATCGATCTGTGATGTTTCAGGGGCTTTATTGGGTTCTTTATCTAGGAAGCCATCAGGTAAGGATAGGGCGTATTCAATTTGTCGGGCAGCTTGGCTGCTGATACGCTTTTTCCCATTTAGAGCATAGCTTAGCCAGCTTGGGCTAAAGCCCAGCCTGTCGGCGACAGCGTTGCGAGAGATTTTGTCGTTGTATTCGATAGCTGCCACTTGGCGTTCCAGTGCCTTTCTTCGCCATTGATACACCCACGCGTTTTCAAACTCGTGCTGGCTCATTCCCGCAATGCGCATAGCCTCATCTATGGTAACGCCCAGGAAATCACAAATCGCTTTAACTTCATGAAAGAGAAATGGTGTCTGGCCTAGTAGTCGTCGATTTAGCTGGTCCATGGATAGCTTGAGGTGGTCCTTGATATCGGACCTATCAAATCGAGAAGCGTCGATTAGCCGCTTGATGGCTTCAGCAGTTTGTTTGACAACATCGTCTTTCTCAGAGGTATCAAGGGTTTTGCTGTCGACGGTCATTATTGAGTCTCTATGTTGATTTCTGTGTCTAGCTAAAGCGGATTGAGATCCGCTAGTTATGGTACTTATTGGAGAAATGAAATAAGTGCATTAATTCTATTACTTAATTTTCCGAAATAACACGATATACGCCTTTTTTAGAAAATTGAGAGCGTCCTTTTAGAGGCTCTGGTGATTGTGCTGATCATATAAAAATGAACGGTTTTATTTTTTATTGATTTTGTTGACCGTTTTGGTGGACTGAGTGGCTTAATATGGTCTATTATCGTTTTTGCTGCCACTATGAAGTTTCATAGTTTTGTATGTGAAACGTAAAAATTTGTGGCAATCAACCATCGTTAGATGGCTCTTAGTCGGCACGCTGTGAAGCGCCCGAGCAGAGTAAAGGGGATGTCCTTGTGAACCTACTGCGCCCATCTGGGTTTAGTCTATTGAATAGTCGTTGCAGTAGTGGAACGACTGACCCGCATTCAGGTGTTACCCTTTTTGTGAACGACTGACATTGCGCCCCTCCGGGGGCTTTTTTAGCAAAGCGCGAATTCATGGATTGGGATGACCCTGAACTTTGTAGTCTCGTTGAGAAGATCAACGAGCGATTCGGACAACTGAGAGATAACATCGAAAGGCAAGACGCCGATCATAAGTAAGACGCTGACGAATCGATGTATCTGTAATTTTTGACAGGTACAGAGCTATGAGTAATAATTTGCCCGTTGCTGCAAAATCGGCAACCTGGATTACCACCCAGTTTTTAAGAGGAGAGCAGACACACCGCTCCGAGCGGTTTTTTTGTGTCTGTTGTATGCCTGTACCTACCATTTATGGTCGGGTTCTTGGCTATGGAGCCGTCTTCGGATGGGCCAGTTCTCCTTTTACTGGTTGTGGTAACTCCTACGCTTTGAATCCGGCCACCCTAATTTCGAAATTACCACTTCGATTGGGTGGCTCCAAAATTAAAAGGAGACCACTCATGGCACAATTACGCCTATTGGTTGACGATCGTTTGAGTTCTTATGCTCAGGCTGTTCGCGACACCATTCAACTTTACGTTCCTATCTTTGGCGATTCGCCACGCTTCTTGCTCGATGAGCAGGAGCTTTCTGAACTATCTCAACTTCCAATCGAAAAAGTACGTTTAGCCATCGCTGAGTTACAGCGCGAAGGCTGGATCGCGCCGTTTTTTAATGGCCGCAAATCCAAGAGCCACGTCTACGCCTGCCAGAACCCAAGCTTCAAAGGTACAGCTATGGAGGTGTGGGCATGAGTTATACCAATTTTCACGCAACCACTTGGACTTGCCAAAATTCTGGCATCAAGATCCAAGTAACAAAAATTTATCCTGATAACTCTATGGCCTTTGCTGTTAGAAACGAGACAGGCAGTTGTTGCCTTGATAACCATACCTCCCTAGCCATGTGGGCGGAGCCAATGCCATCTAATCGATCAGATGAATGGCTTTCCAAACATCGATTTTATGGCTTTGAAGATGCTTTAAAAGCGGCTGATAAGTTTGTTTCCAATAACCTCCAGTATGTTTATGGGGGTGAGTCATGAGTGAAGTAAACGTTATTTCCATAAGCGGTGGTAAAGACTCCACCGCTCTTTCTTTGCTTTCTATAGACCGTGATGTACCAAACAGAATTTATGTTTTCGCAGATACTGGTAATGAGCACTCGATAACCTATGAGTACCTAGACTATCTAGAAGAAACGCTAGGTATTGAAATCATTCGTGTTAAAGCTGATTTCACTAAGCAAATATTACGCAAGAGAAACACTGTTAAAACAAAATGGCGTAAAGAGGGGATATCTCTGCGGGTTATCGCAAGAGTGCTTACTCTTCTTAAGCCTACTGGAAACCCGTTCCTAGATTTATGTATCTGGAAAGGGCGATTCCCATCTATGAAGGCCCGGTTCTGCACTGAGTTTCTTAAAGAGAAAGTCATAGAAGAACAAGTTATCGAGCCATTGATTGGTAAATACAGCACGATTATTAGTTGGCAGGGGCAGAGAGCTGATGAATCTGCCAGTCGTGCCAAATTACCAGAAATGAGCGCTGTTTTTGGGGATATGGAGACCATGAAGGGAATCTTTAATTACCGTCCGATCCTGAAATGGACTGCTGAGGAAGTTTTTGCATTCCATAAGAAGCATGGAATCAGGTGGAACCCATTATATGAGAAAGGCATGTCCCGCGTTGGGTGTATGCCATGCGTGAACGGTAACAAGGGGGAGCTAAAAAAAATCGCTGAGCAGTTTCCAGAAGTTGTAGAGCGTATACGCCAATGGGAAGAGATCGTTTCACAGACATCTAAGCGAGAGTCAGCGACATTTTTCCCAGCTGTCAATGACCCAACCGTCAAAACAGATGACAAGATCTTTTTCCGAACTCACGGCATCAATCGAATGATTGATTGGGCGAAAACATCGCGAGGGGGCCGACAGCATGACTTCCTAAATCAAGAACCTACTGATGCCCAAGTGTGTCAGTCTGTTTACGCGATATGCGAATAGGGGGGTGAGGTATGATCAAAGATACGATTACTCACTTTCATTTTTGCTGCGGCCTTGGGGCCGGTGCAAAAGGTTTTAACATGGCTAACCCTCGTGTTGGGAATGTTGAGGCGCGGTTCGAGTGCCTTGGTGGTATCGATGTTGAGCCCGCTGCGATCCGTGACTTTAAAACGCTGACGGGCACGGATGGCACCGTGATGGATTTGTTCACCCGCGATCAGTACACACGATTTCACGGTGTGGAGCCACCAAAAGAGTGGAAAGAAGCCACTCCTGCAGACGTTCGTGCTGCGGCTCAAAATCGCACGCCTAATGTGGTGTTTATCAGCTCCCCTTGTAAGGGGGCAAGCGGTTTGCTATCTCAAAAGAAAGCGGTCACACCCAAGTATCAGGCGCTTAATGAGCTGACGCTTCGTTGTGTTTGGCTGATGGTTGAGGCATGGAAAGACGACCCAGTTGATTTGATTGTGTTTGAAAACGTGCCTCGCTTAGCTTCTCGCGGTCGTCATTTGTTGGATCAGATTAACCAAGTGTTATCTCACGCTGGCTACGCAGTCGCTGAAACGACCCACGATTGTGGCGAGATCGGTGGCCTTGCGCAGTCTCGCAAGCGTTTCCTATTAGTGGCTCGTCATGTTGAGAAGGTTCCGCCATTCCTATACCAGCCAGCCACTAAAGGGCTTCAAAGTGTTGGCTCTGTTTTAGAGCGCATGCCGTTACCTGGTGATGAGGCTGCTGGCCCAATGCATCGCGTAAGGCCTCTGCAATGGAAAACATGGGTGCGCTTGGCATTTGTTGAGGCGGGTAAAGATTGGCGATCGCTTGAGCGTTTGGTGGTTGAAAACGGCCATCTTCGAGACTTCTTAATTATGCCTGAGCGTCGTAACGGCTTTATCGGGGTAAATGATTGGGAACAATCTATGGGGGTGATAGCAGGTAAAAGCTATGCGACCAATGGGGCGTTTTCAGTAGCCGACCCTCGTTCTCCTCGATCATTAGGTGGTTATGGTGCATACGGAATAATACCGTGGAATGAATCAATGGGTGTGGTGACCTCTCAGTCTGCAGTGGGAGGTGGGCGCTTTGCTGTGGCCGATCCTCGACCAAACTTGAAACGGAAGAAAGGCGATAATTTCTACGGAGGCGGTCACTATGGTGTTTTGCCTTGGGATAGCTTTTCTGGGGCTGTTTCTGCTGCTGCATGTCATGATAATGGCCGCTGGTCTGTGGCTGATCCGCGTTTGCCTGAGGCTAGCGATAATGTCGTAGCGTACATCAAAGCGCTGGATGGGTGTTGGCACCGTCCCTTCACAACACTTGAGCTTGCTGCTCTGCAATCCCTAATCGAGCCAGAGGAATATTTGCTGCTTGATGGCTTAAATGATCGTGAATGGCGAGAACGTATCGGTAATGCGGTACCGCCAGCGGCTTCTCGTGCGATCGCTGAGGTGATGGGTACGACGATCCTGCTTGCTCGACAGGGCGAGACATTCCTTTTAGACAACGCGCCTATTTGGGTCAAGCCTATGGCTGCGGCGTTGAGCGTAGGGGGTGTGCAGTGAGTATCGAGAAGCTTTTAGACCGTCCTATTGCGTTCCAGCGTTCTTTCATGGGATTAGGAGCAGGCGCCTCTGGTGCCTTGTTCCTTTCTCAGGCTGTTTACTGGTCAAACCGTACCTCTAACGCTGATAAATGGTTCTATAAAACCATTGAAGAATGGACCGAAGAAACGGGTTTATCACGCCATGAGCAGGACGGAGCACGTAAAAAACTGAAGGCCAAAGGCGTCCTTGAAATCGTTAAGAAGGGCATCCCTTGCAAAACGTATTATCGCGTTAATTTCGAGAAGTTAGCCGAAGTTCTAGGGGTTATCTCTACAACAAACAAGAATGCCGAAATTCGGCAAACTGGAATGCCAGAAAGCGGCAAACTAGATTGCCAAGAATCGGCAAACAGTTGTGCCGAAAACCAGCAAACTATTACAAAGATTACTACAGAGATTACTACAGAGAATACAACAGAGATTACTTCAGTAAATAACTTGTCCGATTCGGTCGAATCGAACGAAACCGCTCCGGTGGTCCCTGTTGAAAAATTCGATGCCAAAGCCAAACGCGAGTTGTTGGCCCAATCGTTCGATTTGTTCTGGAACGCCTACCAGCGCAAGGACAACCGTAAGGCGGCTGAGACGAGGTGGCTAAAAATCCCATTGCCGAGCGATCGTGAGCAAGCGGTCGTGAAAATTCAATTCATCATCGACCAAGCGCAGCGCTGGGGGAATCTCTACGCCGCGGCACCTGCCGACCAGAAACAATTCCAGCCTCTGCCAACGACTTGGATTAACAACGAGCGCTGGAACGATGAGCAACTGCCAACTATCCGCCAGCAGGCTAAGCCAGGCGGTGCGATTGATTGGAACGATGTGTTTGATCCGGAGGGCTTCTGATGCGAAACGTAAGCGAATTATTACCGACCCAGCAACGCAATTTCCCTGTTAGCCGCCCTGTGGTCCATGAGCAACCGCGACAGTCGGCCGATATCGACGCTGATGCCTTGGCTGCGATGAAAAAGACGATCGGCAAGCTTTTTAGCACCTTGAAAGCGTTTTATCCAAATTACGGCGCATCGATGAAGACGCCAGAAATCGAGGCGGAGATTCAGAAGCAGTGGGCTCGTGAATTGATCAAGGCGCGAGTGAGTGGCGATATGCTGCGCACCGGTGCTGCTCGCGCAAAGCGTTATGCGGTTGAGGATAAGTACACCAAGTGGCCCGTTATTGCTGAATTTATTATGTGGTGTTACGGCCTACCGAGTGTTGACGAAGCCTACCGCGAGGCGGTTGATCACAGTCACGACATCGTGAGCTGGACGCCTAGCCACCCAGCGGTTTACGCCGCTGGCAAGATTGTTAGCTGGCACAAACTCCGCCGATCGGATACTACAGCGGGTAAAAATGCCTACCGCAAAGCCTATGCCGATATGTGTGCCGCTGTGATTCGAGGCGAGAAGATCGTCGCGGATAAACCGCAAATGATTGAGCAAAAGAAACTGACCGAAAGCGAGCGCGCTGAGCTGAAAGAGCTGGGCCGCGCGAACATCGGCGCACTGAAAGCAGCGCTTAAGGGGTAGGGGATGTTTAAGAATGGAGCAGAGTGCGAAAAGGGTGTTTCTAAGCAATATGTGCAGAATCGAAGAGGCAAAGGGCTTAGTTTAGCCGAGCGGTTTCACCTTCGTCGTCAGGGCGCGACGTTAAACCGCCCGACTCATAAGATGGACCGTAAGATTCGTGCTTGTTATCCCCGAGGTAAGGCGTTTTTAAAAATCGTTGATTTACATACTGCGCAATGGTTAAGCGGTGATGGGAGAGTGAGATGAGCACACATTTAGCTGAGTTAATAGACCGCTGGGAGACGGGGGCGATTAGTTTTTCAGAGGCTGAGGCTTTGATCAATATGCTGGTGCGCGAGGTAAAACCACTTGATATTGAAAAGGTCTCCCTATCGGAGGCGTTTAAGCAGGCTCGCGCCGCTCGTGGTGAGACTTTGGATGTGGCAGCTAAGGCCATTGGGGTCAGTAAGCCGCATCTTCATTCCATTGAGTCAGGTAAGAGCAGTAACCCGGCGATTAAAACAGTCGTGCAAGCCGCAATGCATTATGGCGTTTCGATTGAAGTGCTGGCGGGATTAAAAGAAATGACGGGGCGTGTTAATCCTAGCGTCAATACTGGCTGTGTTGTGAAGTTGCCGAGCCCTGAGAACATGCAACGTGTTGAAACTGGTGCTGTGCAGTTTGGTGATGATTGGCCGGGAGTGTTTATTCGCGGGGATAACGCTGCACATTACAGCATGGCTATTGATGGTTTGCTTAGAGGGGAAATTGACCCAATCGCATTAGGCGTTCTTTCTGGGCTGAATGAATTGCTCAAGAGTTGCGATGTACGAACTTAGTTAGCCGGCTGGCTTCGGTCAGCCTTCTTTCACTGTTGAATAATAGCGGGGTGGTTATGGATATTTATGGAATTGGTAGCGCTTTGCGTGGGATGTTTGGTGTTGTGAGTGAAGGTGCTCGTCGATCTGGCCGCACCAGTCGAATGCTTGATTTAGTTCGATCTGGTGATGTGATCTTGTGTCTAAGTACGAGAGAGGCGGAGGGCCTACGCAAAGAGCTAAAGAGACGTGAAATTTCTGATGTACGTGTGATTGATAAAAAGGCTTTTTATGAGGGCGCTGGCCGCGCTAATGCTCGACGTGATATTGGTCGGGTGCATTTTACTCATGAGTTTGTAGAGGATCATTACCACTATGCTTTGCATCGTGCAGATGAAAGCCTTCGTGATATTGAGTTGATCTTGTATCGCAGACCAACGCCGCCACCAGGCCCACCTCCACTAAGAGAAGTTAGATACTGGTAAACATCGCAAAGCGCGTTCTATGAGCGCGCTTTTCAATGCTAACCCATCATCGCCGTGAGGCGAGGAGTCAATCATGCGCTGGATCGATCGTCACAAGCCGCTGTCCCTTGGTGGCATCTCTTGGAATGTTATCAACAGACACATCAATTATCTGATCAGCCCTTCTAAAGACGCTGGCTGGCACGGCCAATCCAATGCGGGAAAGATTTGCGATATGTTGGAGACGGGCATTCAGCCTGATTTTCAGGGTGGGGGTAACTCCAACGCGAAGATGATCCGCGAGGTTGAGAAGCTGACTGTTGGTGATTCGGGATATGGGTATCTGCTGTCGGGGTTGAGCGATATGCAGTTGCTTTGCTTGCTTGCTGCAGTGTTGGCCCAAGGGCGAGTGAATGAGCGAGGAACGCCACCGACTAATGCCGCGATCGTAGCAATGCTCCCACAATATGCGGCTGAGCTGCGGTTAAAGGCCCCACATAAAACACTCCAAGTAAACCGTTTTGAAAAGCATGTGGCTGAAGGTAAGTCACGCTTTGTTAAACGTGTTGAAAAGGAGTTGATCGCGCGTGACATCTAAACGAATTACGGACACGTTGATTAAGGGCTTCTTATCATCTGGTGATAAGGAGTGGTTGTTTGATGCGCGTCGGGTTGAGTTTCGCGCTAATCCGAGTCGTACGGGGGGCACGTTTTACGATGTGCGTTATCAGGGAAAGCGAAAGGTGCGCACGGTGTTGGGCAAGTGGCCAGCGCTGAAGGCGGCAGATTTGTTTAAGCGATTGAGTGCGATTCGTTCGCAGACGATGGCAGGTGAGCGTAACTCGGTGACGGTGGAGCGGATCACGGATGTGCAGTCGCTATTGCTGTGGTTCTCAGGCCACATCGAGGCGGATAAGTCGTTTAGTGATAGTTATACGGCTACGGCCCATGGCTGTATTTATAACCACTTGATGGGGTCGCTGGGCGATGTGGCGATTAAGTCACTGTCTAAGACGGATTTCTATAAGCGGGTGTATATGCCCAAGCAAGAGACGCTTGCGGTGTCCACTCTTCATAAGGTTTGGGGGGTATTGAAGCGTGCGTGTTCGTTGGCGGGCAAGCTGGGTTTGATTGCGCGTGATCCGCTGATGGGGGTGGGCTGGCGTGACTTTACGCAAGATAAAGAGGTTGCGCGATCGGGGCGCCTTAAACCGTATCAATTGCCGGAGCTGGCTCAGTGTATCGGTGATAGCCAGTTTTGGCGGCGTTTGTTCTTTTCGATGCAGTTGTGCCACGGCACCCGCATATTAGAAACAAGTTTAGTGGAGTGGTCCCATATTTCCCTCGATAACGCGGTTTGGTATATCCCAGCGGCGAACACTAAAACGGGGGTAGAGCATAAGGTTCCGATCGCACCTGCAGTGGTGGCGATGCTTCGTGAGGCTAAGGCCAGGCGCGGTGGTCGGTTTGTGTTTTCGCAAAATGGTAAGAAGTCAGTTCATACGAGTACTGCAAGTAAGTGGTACCAAAAGCTTTCGGCTGAGTTCGGCCAGAAGTTTACTAGCCATGATATGCGTAAGCTTGCGCGTGATTATTGGCAGGAGAGTGGTGTCGATAGTCGTGTCGCTGAAATGTTGCTGAACCATGCGCAAAGCGATTTAGAAGGGCGGTACCAAAGCCGCTATGCGTGGCCTGAGATGGTTAAAGCAGTGAGCGCGTTGGCAGGGGCGGTATTCGGGTAATAAAAAGCCCCGCTGGGCAGGGCTTTAGAGAAATCCTGATATCAAACTCACGAAATACGAGAGTTTACCACTTCCATCGCTTTCGCTAATTTAGATTCGGTCTCAGCTGTCCATTCTGCTGAATGTAGGCGAGGCGCTGGGGCAGAAGGAACGGTTTTTCCAGATTTTAGCTGGGCAACTACCTCACTGAAAAGAGGGTGCTCACTAAGTTTAACTGGTTTACTAACAGCTACTTGATTCAATTCCATTATGTATCCCCTTGAAACTATTGCCTCATTGATGATGTTCATATCATAAATTGTAGGCGATAGATTATTTTGTTTAGTGGTATTACACACAAACTTCACTTCTGGGCTTGTGCAATAATCCGAAAAGGCTGCAATTTGAATGGAGGTTTTAGCACATCCACACTCAAATAAGGCTGCCGCTGCAAACTCTCCTCCGCTTCCAGCAGAGAATGCTTTTACAATCTGCTCATCTTGACAATATAGGGCATGACCTAGCCCAAAATCAAATAGAGTTCTACTATCGGCTAGGTCAACTATAGCCAAAGCAACTTGAGGAGTGCCATTCTCGTCGCACACCACAGGTGCGCTTGCCATGTCTCTCGAAACTAACCACCACTCTTTCCACTTAGCTATATACAGAGAACTACCTGCAGTCATCAAGACAAAAGTATCTTGATATGGCGTTAGTTTGTCGAATCCAGTGTCGTCGCAGTAAATCAAGTAGCGCTTTTGGTCTGACAGTATTAATGGAGCTTCAGGGTTTCCGCCAACTGACCATCGAGTATCCGAAGTTACGATTGAATTAGCATAGTCGCATAAAAGAGTTGTCATTTACTTTCCGATGTCGTCCCTGAAATTGGTTGCGAATCCTACTTTATTGAGCGTGATGTGTCTATATTTTCCGTCACAGTACCGTCACGATAGTGCATATGCGTTAAAGGCTAAAGCCTTTTGCGGCGCGGCTTTGCGCTGTGTTGTTATAGAGTTCTATTAAGACCATAGAATTTCATTTTCGCGCGCGCAAGGGTGGAAAAAGGGGAAGTTAGCGGTTACAGTTTGTTCATGCTGTGAGAGTTGTGCTTACTGAGTGAGAAGTGTGACCTGACAACTTTTATCTATGGGATTTCAGTGTGATCAGATGCTGTAGGTTCTGCCGTATTCAAAATAATGGATTATTATATGAGTTCACCAATACTTGAGTTACTACCTTCTATTCACGTGACAATTGTAGGTGTGGTGGCTGCATTTTTTTCAGCATTTGTAGTTTTTGCTTTTCAAAAAGTTCAAGATGCAGAGGATAAAAAAAAGAGGGTGCTTAAAGGTGTTGAGGAATTTGATACTCCCAATAAATACTTAGGATCACCTGCGACTAATGTAAGGATTAATGATGGTCTTCTGAATTGGAAAGAATGTCGGCGTGAAGTATTGTATAGAGCGGCAAGAATGTTTTCTGATTTAGATAAGAAGGCAAGTCATGGAATTAATATCCGTCAGTCAGATGAGCCATCAGATCAAGAAGTTAAAGAAGTTGTAGGTGATCTTATGCTTATGCTTTATTACGTATTTACTACGTATCCTTTTTCCGGAATATCGATGGTCTCCACGAGAGATTTAAATAGAATAGAAGAGCAGAAGAGTAAGCCATTTGATGAAAGTAGGATTACAGAACTTCAAAATCGTATTAATTTCTTAAAGTGGAACTGGGAGAGTGGACGATTATCAATCATTGAGTTAGCAAAGCGTTATGATTCAATCAGGTATAATGAAGAAAAGGAAATAACAGAAAATCTAATTTCTGAAATGAAAGAGAGTTTTTCCGGCGAAGTTTCTGAAAATGATATTGAGGAAATGGTTCAAGATATCAAAAACCGCCCTGTAACTTACTCAAGTGACTCAGTCAGAATAATAACCGATTATTTCGAGAAAGTTTTCCAGTACGAACAACGGGTGATTCCAGCTTTATTCGAAGCTTTGTCTGAATATAAAATGTATAACGAACGTTTCAAAATTAAAAAATGGAGCTTAATCGTTATTAAACTCGTCATCTTCATTTTAACATTGGGAGTTTTTATTCCACTCGTAACGTTAGAAGTTCTTGAAGGGGTGCCTGACTTTAATTGGAATAATTTGCTAATGGGGTGGTTTGAGTTTTTTGTTTTAGTTTCGACTTTAACGCCATATTTTTATGCCTGTTTGTATTTTTATAGAAAAGTAAAGGGTTTAACTTTTGATTGATGATTTCTGTATAAGTTGAGGAACTGATTTTCCTCAAAATTTAATTTTCGGCCTCGCTTTGTGCGGGGCTTTTTCGTTTCTGGATTCTTATATGAAGATGCTACCGGATGAACTAATGCAAACTGCCGTGTTCGTCGTGGTGGCTTCCCTCGGTGGGCTGGTTAAATACCTTCGTCAAGTTCAACAAAACATACGAAATTTCTCGGTAATTCAGATGCTTATCACTGTAATCACTGGCGGTTTCCTTGGGATGCTTACGTATTTCTTAGGTGTGTCTGTGGGTATGGATGGCCCCATGATTGGTTTTATGTCTGGTATGGCTGGCTTGATGGGGGATGAAGCAATCAAGGTATACACAGATAAGTTTAAACGCGGGGGTTAGCATGAGCCTGAACTACTCACAATTACGGGAGTGTGTTGTTGTCCCCGCTTTAAGTCAGCTTGGGTTGTATTCGGAAGCCGCTGAGCAACTGGTGATCGGCACGATAGCTCAAGAGTCTAATGGCACATACATCAAGCAGATCGGAGCAGGCCCAGCGCTTGGTCTGATCCAGATGGAGCCGCTTACCCATAAAGATCTCTGGCTTAACTTCATTAACTACAAGCCATGCTTTCGTGATGCTCTTTTGCAGATGACATCAGATAGCGTTGACGTGAACTACGACCAGCATGGTTGGCCAGATCATCAGGCATTGGTTTGGAATCTTCGGTATGCGTTCGCGATGTGTCGAATGCACTACTACCGCAAGCCTGAAGCATTACCCAAAGCCAATGATATCAAGGCATTGGCTCAGTACTGGAAGATTCACTACAACACAGTGAAAGGCGCTGGTACCACAGCTGAATTTCTCCATAACTTCCCGTATGACATGTACGGGCTTAATCGAGGTGACTACCTATGAGACATGTATTAGCACTGCTTGGAATGTTGGTGGCCTTGTTGGTCATGCCCACAGCGGCTTATGCCACGGAAGTGGTAGCAGATGACGGTGGCTTTATTGCCATGCTGGTTGGGGCGCTCCCGACACTTATAGAACTAACGCCTGCTTGGGTGGGGGTTGTGATCGGTGTGGTGTATGCCCTGGCACATGCTGTGGCTATGTTGCCCACGAAGTTTACTAGCGGCTGGCCTAGTTGGTTGAAATCATTGATTAATTTATTAGCTGCCAACTATGGCAAGGCTAAGAATAAAGATGGCTAGCTTACTTAAATTGATGCTCATTCTGATGGAATGGGCGGTGCAGGTTAAGAGGCGTGATGATGAAGCCCAGAAGCAAGAGCGACTACGTAAGGCGCGCACTGATCCTGCTGGGTATCTGCGTCAGTTTGGCAGGGTGCGGCATGTTGAGTCCAGTGGCTCAGCCGATCCCGTGCCCCGCGATCGAACCGGTACTGATAAACACGACGGTCAATGACCAGGTGTTCATAGTCCCAATAGATGAGATGGGACAGATAACTTCTTACATCGAGCAGCTTAGGCAGTGCGTTAACAATGAATGAAATCGGCTTCAATATCTCCAATGACTTCAAGAGAATGGAGAAGATTCTCCATGGTCTACAAACGGACGTTATTCAGAAAGCCAAGATTCGCGCGCTTAATCGAACCGCTGAACGAGTGAAGGAACACACGGTACGACAGGTGTTGCCAAAGTATATTGATCGCCCGACACGTTGGACGCTGAACTCAGTAATGGTGCGGAATGCGAGCCGAAAAGGCGGCATGGAAGCGAGGGTGTTATTCAAGGACTGGCGATACGTTGCCAAGTCTGCATCGGCAGCGGCGGACTACTTAGACCCAATGATTGAGGGTGGCGATCGTAGGCCAAAGAACTTTGAGCGGCGCCTAAAGAGAAGCGGGTTGATTCGCAAGGATCAGTTTGCATTGCCCGGTGGTGATATACGGCTTGACCGGTTCGGCAATATTCCTGCTCGCGTCAGTGACCATATCTTGCGAGACCTTAAGGCATACAACGACGGTGGCTACGATCGTAATACCAAACGCCAAGCGTTGAAGTATTTCTTGTTACCCCGTTACCCGCATAAGCCGATAGGTGTCTATTGGCGTCAGGGTGGCAAGCTTAAGCAGGCAATTGTATTTGCTGAGGACGCGCCCAACTACGAGGCTCGATTACCATTCTATCTCGAAGCTCAAAAGATGACCGTACGGGTCATAAGTGAGGAATTTCGGGAAGCGGCTCAATATTACGCCGCGCGTATGTCTAAGTAGTTGAAAATTAAGGCTTTGGGTCCTTCCTAGACATAAAACCAATGGGGGTTATTCAGGTCCCATGCTATCTCTAGCTATAAAAGGTTCCTAGGACTTCCTTTCTTTTTGCCGCCAACCAAAGCTTTGTTGGGGGTCTTTTTAAGTTGGGTTTTTAAAAACTCTTTAAATTCATTTGGTTGCAAATTGTCGAGTGCAAATGGCACACGCTCAGGTTGGGTGTTTTAAGCTTTTCAAAAAGCCTAGGGTAATATTTTTCTTTTTATGCAGTTGTCTGCTTCTGCCCGACAGATTCTTTTTGATTTCAGTTGGTTAGTAGGTTTCACATGGGAAAGAAAGTCCAAAAAAAAGAGCTGGCCGACATACTTGGAGTGACTGAAAAGACGCTCACCACGTGGCAAAAAAACGGCATGCCAATCGAAGTAGTTGGAGGTCGAGGTTCGCGAAATATCTACGATACTGAAGCCGTAGTTGAATGGCTTGTAACTCAGCGAATGATGAAAGCCGGAGTGGGGCAGGGTAAGGAAGTTTCGAAGGTCTTTGATGAGAAGATTGAAGGCGCTCGGTTAAAGCACTGGCAAGCCAACGAAAAAGAGATTGCGGTGCGAGAAGAAGCCAAGCAATTGCTGCGCCGCCAAGAAATTGAATTCAAATTAGGTCAGATTATAACCGCCGCAAAATCGGGGCTTATGAACCTAGCTCCACGACTTTCACAGCGATTGGCTCTCACTAAAGAGCAAAAAGCGATCGTAGAAGATGAAGTTAAGTCAGCATTGGTAAGCATGGGTGAACAGAATGTCATTGAGCAATGATAACTTTTTGCCTGAAATCAGCTTTTCGAGCATGGACGAAGTATACAAAGACCTGCAAAGCCTTTGGTTTCCGCCACCAGACGAGAGCATCACAGAATGGGCGGAGCGATACCGCAAGTTATCAGCTGAAAACAGCGCCTTGCCGGGTGACTATCGAATATCGGTAACGCCCTTCCTTAAAGAAATTCAAGATGCTTGCTGTGATCCTGATATCCCGCGTGTTGTGTGTCAAAAGTCCGCGCAGGTTGCTTGGACAGACGGCATTATAAATAACGTGTTGGGCTATCACATACACCGTGATCCATGCCCTGCGTTAGTTTTGTTCCCAACCGAAGATATGGCAGAGCGATACTCAAAAGAGAAGTTCGGCCCCATGATTCGTGATAGCGAGCCACTAGCAGAACGCATCAATCTGCAGTCACGCAATGCAGGCAATACAATTCTAAGTAAGCACTATCGCGGTGGGCACCTTGAGTTAGTCGGCTCGAATGCACCATCTAAACTTGCCTCATCACCGATTCGATTGATCTTAGTTGAAGAACCCGATCGCTGTTCACGAAACTCTGGTGGTGAAGGTAACTCGCTTAAACTTGCTTATGAACGTGGTAAAACCTTCTACAACCGAAAAATCATTTTAGGTGGCTCCCCGACGCTAAAAGGAACCAGCGAGATAGAGCGTGAAATGGCCCTCAGTGATAAGCGTCATTTTTACATCCCATGCCCTCATTGCAGTGAATTTACTCGCCTGCAATGGAACATGGTGGTTTGGGAAAAAGCTGATAAAGAAATTCACGAAGTGTACGAAGAGCACTTGCCAGAAACTGCAAAATTAAAATGCCCGAACTGCGAAGAGCTGTTTACCAACAACCAAAAAAACGAAGCGCTGCAACTTGGAGAGTGGCGAGCAACCGCCCCCTTCACTGGCGTAGCGGGGTTTTACATAAACGAGCTATACAGTCCGTTCCCTAATGCTCGCTTACAAGATGTCGTCGAAAAATTCTTAGAGGCTCACAAGCTCGAAAAATCGGGTGATCATACGCTCATGACAACGTGGAAGAACACTTCCATGGGCGAGACGTTTGAAATAGAGAGCGAAAGTGTAGACGCAACAGGGTTTGAAAACCGCCGCGAAGTTTACCAAGCCGACGTCCCACACGACGGCATCATCATTACCTGTTGGTTTGATACTCAAGACGATCGCTTAGAAGGTGAATTCGTTGCGTGGGGGCCAAACGAAGAGACGTGGTCACTAGACTACGTGAAATTGCATGGCGATCTATCCCGTCCAGAGATTTGGAACGAGTTAGAAAAGCACATGAACCGTGATTTTATCAGTGCGACAGGCGTCATACATCGTGCTCGTTTGTGTGGCATCGATGCAGGCGGTCACTTTACTGGCGAAGTACACGCATTCTGTCGACGAGATATATTTCGCTATATACCGACATTTGGCTCAAAAGAGAACGGATCAACTAAGCCTGTTGCAAGCTTTCCACAAAAAGCCAACAACAAGCACAAAACGTACCTCACAGAGCTTAATACAGTCACAGCCAAGCAGGTCATATACGCACGGATCAAACACCAAAAAGTAGGCCCCGGCTACTGTCATTTTCCACTCAAAGAAGTCTATGACGAGCGGTACTTTCACGGCCTAGTGATTGAAAAAATGATCAAGAAATACAGCAAAGGCCAAGAGTACTTCACGTTTGAAAATCCGCCGGGTGGTCGAAATGAGCCGCTGGACTGTCGTGTTGGAAACTTCGCAATGATTCGTATATTGCAGCAAAACTACGGTATGAATCTGCGGTCACTGCAAAAGCTCATGGAGCAAACAATGCCAAAAGTCGAACCATCAGCACCACAATTTGTGCAAACAGAGATTGAAGCGGAAGAGGTTGTAACTTCAAATCAGCCAGTTCCAAAGCCAGCACAAAAAAGCGAAAAGCCAAAGCCTAAAAAGCGCTCGTTCGGAAAAGTCGGGAGTATCAAAACGTGACAGAGCTACAAGAAGCGGAAGCAGAGCTAGCTGTGCTCAAAGCGGCCAAATCAAAACGCCTGCTAGGCACAGCAACACAAAGCGTATCGGGCGATGGGGATAGTATCTCCTTCGCTGCGGTGTCAATTTCACAAATGAATGCCGAAATCACCCGTCTTAAACGTCGTATTCGTGCGCTAAGCGGTGGAGGTCGAGGCATCACAGCTAATCCGGTGCCACGATGATACTTGACCACACAGGAATGCCGTTTCGTAGTGAGCCTGCGTATCGCGGAGCAAACAACGACCACCATAAAAACTGGCGACCAAGGAAACGCAGTGCGGATGCGGATTTACTCCCTGAAAAAAGCACATTAGACGCCCGCCAAGCGGATCTTTTCCGCAACAACGGCGTAGCCAAAGGCGCAAAGCAAACCATGACCGACCACGTTGTCGGCTCCATGCTCATGCCCACGCCAAAGCCGAACTATCAAGCACTTGGAAAAGACGCTGAATGGGCGCGCGAATGGGCGCGAAAAGCAAAAAACCTGTTTAAACTTTGGGCGAACTCGCAAGATGCATCGCTAGCGCGTAACCAGAATTTTCACTCAATGACGCAGCTGACATTTATGCAGTCGTTTGATGCAGGAGAAAGTTTTGCGATCCCGCGCTGGAAACCCATGCGGGACAATGCATTTTGCATACAAATAATCGACCCTGACCGAGTATGTACGCCATACGGGAAAACGGACGGCGCAGGCATGCGGCGGGGTATTGAGAAAAACAGTGACGGTGAGGCGATCGCATATCACATCGCCAACCGCCACCCAATAGACCTATCTCGAGACCTACTGAAATGGAAAAGGGTGCCAGCGCGAACCCCTTGGGGGCGCCGCAAAGTCATCCATACTTACGACATAACACGGCCAGAGCAATCTCGCGGTGTCGGGGCGCTGGTATCGGCGTTGTCAGAGTTCAAAATACTGGATGACTACTCGCAAGCGGAACTAAAAGCCGCTGCAAACAATGCGTTAATCGCGGCGTTTGTAAAATCGGATATGCCTGATGAACTGATTCGGCAGATATACCAGCCGCCATCAAATGGAGACAACCCTGATGCCACGGTAGCCAGTGAATACTTGGACGCACGGGACAGCATGGATTACACCATGAGTCCTAACTCTGTTATTCCATTGCTACCGAACGAAGACGTTACGCCGTTTTTGCCAGGGCGTCCGAATCCATCTTATAGCGCCTTTGTGGAAAATATCTTTCGTCAGATCGGCGTTTCGTTCGGCATGCCCTATGAAATGCTGATGAAGGATTTCAGCAAAACCAACTACTCAAGCGCCCGCGCCTCTATGCTAGAAGCATACAAATTCGTGAAAAATCGACGGGCTTGGCTTATCTCTGCATGGGCACAGCCTGTGTACGAATTATGGTTAGAAGAGCAAGTCAACAAAGGCGCCCTAGAGGCGCCTGATTTTTATGCAAATCGCGCCGCTTACTGTCAGTGCGGCTGGATTGCCAGCGGCAAAGGTTGGGTTGATCCAGTAAAAGAGGCCCAGGGTGCGAAACTTCGCGTCGAGTATGGATTCTCAACCTATGAGGCAGAGTGCGCAGAGCAGGGCCTCGATTGGGAGGATAACTTAGAGCAAATCGCTCACGAACGCCAAGTCATGGCAGATAAGGGCGTTCAGCTCTCCGATATTTATCAATTAATAGGTGATACAAATGACGCAGAAGAAACAGCACAACCGAATAATGCTACTGCTGGATGAGATTTTTAACCGAAACTTAGCCATCGATCAGCAGTATTTATTGGTAGCTCTTGGTGCGTTGACCAACCTCGGAAAAATCGACTTTTCCATGCTGGAAATGAATGGGGAAATATTCGAGCCAGCTCAATTGGTGGGCATGGCTGCTGAGTTCAGTCGAGAAACCGTTCGGCCTTACCACGTTCGAGATGGAGCGGCCATCATTCCTGTTCATGGTTCTCTGACACACCGCTACGGCAGTCTTCGGCCTTCTAGCGGTATGACTGGTTATGATGGTATTCGTCTCAACATTGAAATGGCACAAGACGACCCGCAAGTCAGCGGCATCATCTACGACATTAACTCGCCCGGTGGGTCGGTCGATGGCCTGTTCGATTTAACGGATTGGGCTAAGGGGTTCGTTACCAAACCAACCCGCGCGATTGTCGATCCGCAAGCATGCAGTGCGGCTCAATTGTTTGCTTCGGTTGCTGACAAGGTCACGCTCTCGCGCACCGATCGCATGGGTTCTATCGGTGCAGTTTCGGCACACACCGATGTTTCTAAGATGATGGAAGGGCGCGGCCAAAAAATCACACTCATCGCTGCGGGCGCAAAGAAAATCGAAGGGAACCCATATGAGGCCCTATCTGAAGAGGTTTACAACAGTCGAAAAGCCTCGCTTGAAGAGTTGCGTACGATGTTCGTGCAAACCCTTGTTGATAATCGTGGCTGTGACTTTGATGCATTGATGGCCACCGAAGCGGCGGTGCTCAGTGCAAAGCAAGCAGTCGAGCTAAAGCTAGCCGACAAAATCATGTCTCCAGCGGATTCGTTGGACGAATTCATTGATCAAATCAACCCAACAAATACCGGAGTAATCCCAATGTCAAAACCAGATACCAACGCAAATGCTCAAGAATCACAAGGTCCACAGCTAGACGAAAGCGCTATTCGCGCCGAAGCAGCGACAGCTGAGCGCGCACGAATCAAGGGTATTATTATGTCGGAACAGAGCGAAGGCCGCTCAGAAATGGCTCAGCATATTGCGTTTAATACCGACATGAGCGCAGAGCAGGGCGTCGCCATGCTGGGTGTCTCGCCTAAAATGTCCGCAACGCTTGAAACAAAGACCGAACCAACGGCAACAACCGACTTCGCCACAGTCATGGCAAACCATGACCCGCAGGTGCCATCGGATGATCAAGATACAGGTTTAGATGCTGAGGCAGCAGCATCTAAAAACCCGCTGATTGCGGCTCACCAGTCCATGCACGCCTAATCACTGGCCGCGCACTTACTTAACTTAATTAGAGGAAAGTTACCATGTCAGATTATGGTATGGCGTCAGTCACTGACGTGTCAGAAAACTTTGTGCCGTTTATCACCGGCGAAAAGCCACAAATCACCGACACCGTTACGATTGCCAGCGGCCACGCTGTTGCGCAATACACGGTGCTAGGTCGCGTAACGGCCACAGACAAATACATTCCATGCGTCAAAACTGCGACAGACGGCTCACAGGTGCCTCGTCGTATTGCTATCTACGCCGTCGACTCAACGGGCGGTGACGCATTAGGTCCGGTCTATTGTGAAGTGGAATGCAACCCTGATGAGCTTGTGATCGACGGTTCGTGGGGGGCACCAGAAGAAATGAAAGAGCTATTCGCAGACCAAGGTATCTACCTGCGTCGCCCGATGTAACGGCAAGCCAACCAGAAATTAACCTTTAAGTTTATAAAGCGCCTCCGGGTGCTTTTTTTGTGGAGAAACCACCATGTCAGTATTTGATCGTTATGAGCTTGCCCAATACATTGAGGAGCAAGCTCAAGTTCCAACCTTTTATTTAAACCGCTTTGCTTCGGCGATCGTCGAAAGTGAAGATGAAGAAGTATTGGTGGAAATGAAGTTTGCCGGTAAAGAAGTGGCACCACTGGTTATGCCAATGGAGCAGGGCCAAGTTATTTACGAGCGACAAACTTCAAGCAAGAAGTTAACGCCGGCTTACACTAAGATGAAAGACATCATCACACCAAAACATGCCATGAAACGTCGAGTGGGTGAAAAGGTTCGTGATAAAGTGACCCCTTTGCAACGCTTGAATGCTGCAACAGTTGATCAATTTGTTACCCATGACCAGCGTCTAACACGTCTGCTTGAGTATATGTGCTCTCGCGCATTTACGGACGGTAAGATTACTCTAACTTACAAAGATGATCGTCAAGCTTTGGTTGATTTCGGCCGTGATGCATCTCTAACGGTTGTTCTTGATGACTCTGCTGGTAACGAGTTCTGGAGTAACGAAAACACCAAAATCGTCGATCAGATCGATACGCATATGAAGCGCATGTCTGATGCAAAAGGCGGTGTGGCGGCAACCGATATGGTGATGCCTTTGGATGTGTGGCAACACTTCAAAAACAACGCCCAAGTCAAGGACACCCTTAACACTGATCTAGCAGGTCAGACTGGAGCCCTTGAGCGTGGGGTCACCATGCCAGATGGTATCGAGCTAAAAGGCACGCTTGGCAACAATCTGCGCGTATGGGTGGATACTCGTACTGTTTCAATCAAAGGTGTGCAAACTGCGTTGCAACAAGCTAAGAAAGTCACCTTCTTGTCAGATGCCGTTGAAGCAACTCAGTACTTTGGGGCCATTCTTGATGTTGAGGCTATGCTTGCCATGCGCATGTACTCGAAGCACTGGAATGAAAATAGCCCGTCAGTTCGTGTGGCTGAGTCTCAATCAGCCCCGCTGGTTGCACCAGGCAATCCAAACGCTACATCCAGCATGACGGTTTTGGCGTAAGCCTAGCGTCTTAATCATAACCACTTAAAGCGGTACCAGTTCACACTGGCGCCGCTTTTTATTGGGGAAATATCATGACTCAAGCTCAAAAAACAAAGGCTGCAGAAGCCAAAGCAGCGGAAGAAGCCAAAGCAGCGGAAGAAGCCAAAGCAGCGGAAGAAGCCAAAGCAGCGGAAGCAGCGGAAGAGGCCAAAGCGGCGGAAGCAGCGGAAGAGGCCAAAGCGGCGGAAGAAGCCAAAGCAGCGGAAGCAGCGGAAGCAGCGGAAGAGGCCAAAGCGGCGGAAGCAGCGGAAGAGGCCAAAGCGGCGGAAGCAGCGGAAGAGGCCAAAGCAGCGGAAGAAGCCAAAGCAGCGGAAGAAGCCAAAGCAGCGGAAGAGGCCAAAGCAGCGGATGCAGCGAAGACCTCTGGTTTGGATATGATCGCGATCAATACGATCGGAAACCACAAGCCCGGAGACAAATTCAAGGCCAAAGATAAGGCGGCATTTGATCGTTTTATCTCTTTAGGCGCCGCGAAAAAGGCGTAAACCATGAAAAAAGTCGAGCTATTTCGGGTCATGGCGGAAAACCTAGGTGAACCGGCTTTTCACGAAAGCGCCCCAGAGACAGAGCTTCAAGTGCGTTTCAAAAATGACTTTCTGGATGGCGGCGACTTCGTTGGAGAAGGCAATGTGCTGACCGTTGCGGATGAGGACATTCCGCCAAACCCGATTGGCTCGATGATTACTGTAGGCGGTCAATCCTACTACATCCGTCAGCCTGTCGGTGGCGGCGCGGGCGTCACCAAGTATCAAGTTGAAAAGGTCGCGTGATGCATAAGATCGAAACCATATTAGAAGCCATCAAAACGGCCCTTTCAGCAGACCTAGCGCCCACGCTTGTTGAACGTTCGCCCGTTTATAAATCTGATAAACCACGAGTCTTGATTCGCCAAGGCTCTGAAAATACAGAGTCCGAGGCTTTTTTTACCGATGCCTCGTTTGAGCTGATTATAGGTCAAATCGTATTAGCGCAGTCGGATCAACTGGAAAGCAAAGCGAATGAACAGCGAGCAGTGGTTCATAAATGCTTGATGTCATTGCAGGGCATAGTACCAGGCATGATGGAGATCAGCGCTCAGCGAGTCGAAGACGCCAATATCAACAGCGAAGCGCCCGCGCTGAGCCGTGATCTTATCTATCTCGTCCGTTATCGCTACAACACGAAGGACCCAAGTTTATGACTAAGAAAACCAAGCAGCCGCCAAAAATGACGCATAAACCGCGTAGCGGCGGCACCGTCACCAAGCCAAAACCAACCCAACCAACACAAAGCGAGGCGGTAGTCGATGAAACTAACAAAGCGTAGTGTGATCGCCCTTGGCATCGAACCAACACAAGGCACAGAAACTGTGCTGTCGGAAGCCACTCATGCAAAACTGGTAGAAGACCTGAAATGGTCGCCAGCCAACGAGCGTATGGCAGAGCGCAAGCCGACCAGAGCAACCTTTGGCGAGCTGAAGAAGATCTATGCAGGTCATCTAATCGAAGTGTCATTTAGCATGGAGATCAAAGGCTCAGGCGTAGCGGGTACCGCTCCAGAAATTGGCGATTGTCTAAAAGCCTGTGGATTGTCTGAAACGATCACAGCCGACACATCTGTTGAGTATCAGCCAGCCACCACAGGCCAACAATCCGCAACGATTTACGTCTGGGAAGATGGCGACTTAATCAAGCTGGTTGGTTGTATGGGCAAGGTGACGTTTGACTTCAGCACGGGCGCGATCGGCAAAGCGTCATTCACGTTTACAGGCCACCAAAAGGGCAATATCGCGGCAACATCGCTGCCCACGCCTTCTTACAGCTCCATGGTACCAGTGCCATTGATTGGCGTTGCGTTTTCGCTCGGCGGCACGGTTGATGTGTCTAAATTGTCCATAGATTTAGGCATCCAAGTGACCACGCCAGACAGCATGACCAGCGCAGACGGCTATGGCGATGTCTTCATCGCTGATCGCAATGTCACAGGCTCCATTGACCCGTTGGCTAAGACCGCTGATGCCAAAGACTATCTTGTCGATTGGAAGGGTGGCACCGAGTCCGCATTGACGACAGGCGGCATTGGTACGCAAGCAGGCAATATTTACACGGTTTCAATGCCAAAAGTGTACAACGCCTCAGCGCCGAAAGCAGGTGATCGTAACGGTCAAGTCAGCCGAGATCTAAGCCTACATGCATTACCGACAAACGGTGATGATGAATTTTCTATTACATTCACGTAGAGGCACACATGGTAACTATCAACCCAGACAGCAAACTGGTCCCCACGTGGTACCAATCCAAGCTGGATAAAAATGATCCTATTGAGTGGCTGTTGAAGCCGCTCACTGGCATGGAATTCATGCAAGTGCAAAGCGGCGCTCGCATGACAGAAGAAGGTGGCATTGTTTACTCTGCTCAAGCTCAACGAGACGCCATGCGCTTCGCGATACGCGACTGGAAAGGCGTTCAGCACGAGCAAACAAGTGAGCCGATTGAATACAGCTATTATCTACTCGAAACACTGCCAAGCCAGTATCTCATCGAAGTATTTCGAGAGATCGCAGACCGAGCAATGTTGCGTGAGTACGAACGAAAAAACTCCTCATCGCAGTCGCAGTCTACAGCAACGCAGAGCAATTCAACTGCGGCAGCTGTGTCTGGGGCCGGCACTGCGATCGGAGCAACCCAGCCCCAATAAAACAATGGAGCATAGAAGGCGTAATCGAATCTGATATTTGCCTAAAGCCCATGATATCCGAGCCATCAAGCGAGTTGATTGGTTTGTATAAACATTTTAAAGACAATCGCAACCCGCTCAGCGGTGGTTTGCTTGATCAGCCACAAGCGTTTTTGAATGCGATGAACGTAATAGAAGAGGCTTTGAGCAACGATGAGTAATACACGCCACGAGTTCGTATTGACAGCTAGCGATCGCACGAAAGCTGCGTTCGCTTCGGCTGTCTCCTCTGTCAATCATTTGCGTCAATCTGCGCTCACAGCAAGCAATCTCATTTCAACAGCGCTTGGCGGCGTCGGTGTCGTGGCGTTCACGACAGAAATGGCAGATATGGGCGAAAACGCGCTATTAGCGTCAGATCGCCTGAATACCACAACCGAACAAATCACCTCTCTGCAGTACGCAGCGAGTAAGTTTGGTGTAGATGGCGAGTCCATGAACGGCATATTGCAAGACATGTCAGTTCGTATCCAAGAGTTTGCAACCATTGGTACAGGTGAAGGCGCCGACTTCTTTGAAACACTCAGCCTCGATGCTAAAGAATTCGCAAATTTAGAGCCTGATCAGCTCCTATATCGAGTAGCCCAAGAGCTAGAAAACGTAAGTGACGCCAGTGCACGTGTATACCTAGATCAACTGGGTGGAGATAACCTAGTTTCGTTATTGCCTGCGTTGCGTAACGGGGCCGCGGGCCTCAAAGAGTTACAGCAAGAGGCATACGATACCAACAAAGTTCTGTCGCAAATTGATGCGGTTCGGCTGGGCAACATTGCCAACGAAATCAACATCATGAAAAACTCAAGCAAAGCCCTATCTTTGCAGCTCGCGGCAGAGTTTGAGCCAGCGGTAAAGGCGATCGGCGCCCGGTTTAAGGAGTTCGCTAGCGATGAAAACGCTGTGTCAGATACGTTGGATAAATTGGCGATCGGCGGCACTCTGGTAGCCAGCGTCTACGGTGGGCGTATGGTTAGTTCGTTGGTCGCATCAACCCAAGCGAAATACGCCGATATGATCGCGGCACGTCAAAGCGCCGCCGCAACATTGGCTGAAGCCGAAGCGGGCCTTGCCAATGCGCAGCAAAAACTAACGATGGAAATGCAAGCTCATGAAGTGAGTATTGTAGAGAAACGTAAAGAAGCCGCCGCGAGCGAGTTGGCCGCCAAAGCCGATCTTGATCGTCTAAAAGCGTCGCGGGCTGCCGCAGTGCAAGATGTTGCCAGTGCGGAACAGGCTAAAGCCTATGCAGCTCAGCTTACGCACAGCAAACAGAGAGCCGAGAAGCTTAAAGAGGCTGAGGCTAATCTAGTCGCAACTAAGAAGACTTTGGCAGCGACAACCAAGCAGGTTGAACGTGCAGAGCAAGCGCATACAGCGGTCGTTACGAGAAACGCGGCCTCAATTCAGGCGGCCACCGATAACACAAAAGCTCTAGATCGAGCGAAACGAAATGTTGAGAAGTCCACTAAAAGCCTGACTAAGGCGCAGTCCCTCTACAACAGCACCGTCAAAGCAGGAACCGTTGCAACGCGAGGCCTAGGGGCTGCGATGTCATTCCTTGGTGGTCCGATTGGACTGTTAACAATGGGCGTCTCTACTATTGCCATGCTGTCCCTGACATCGGGTGAAGCGGCGGGCAATATGAATGCCCTCAATATGAGTGCAGATGAGCTGGGAGAAACGTTTAAAACCAGCGGGACAAGCGATCTTGAAGCAATGCTTCAATCAGTGCGTGGTGAACTCGCGGCAACATCAGCAGCTATAGAAGACTACGACAATCGCAAGGTTGTTGAAGGCTCCATGGCAATGGTGCGAGATCTAGAAAAGTTAGCACAGAAGCAAAATGCGGAACGCCTCACTCAGCAAAGTGAATTGGCTGAAAAAGAGGCGCTGATTACGTCAGAGCTTGAGCGTAGAAAGTCTATTGAGGCTTCACAGCAAGCAGAAATCCGTAAGCAGATCCTGAAACAAGAGCAGCTCGCAAATTTAGAGACGATTCGCACCTCAGCGCAATCAGCAGAGCAACTACAGAATGATGCTCATGAAAAGAACATGGAGACCATTCAAGCAGCGCTGGCCAGCAACGAAATAGATTTTAAGGAAGCGGAGCGACTAAGAGAGTCAGAAACCAATCGGCATGAGCTCGCGAAGAATGCTGCAACATACGCAGCACTTCAAAAGCGTCAATCCATGTTTGCGGATCAGTACACGAAAGAGGAGCAGCTTCGCGTCGAGCATGAGCAACGCATCATACAGTACATGCAGGACAGCGGTATTAATGATCGTGATGACCAGCGTGTACAAGATTTTGCGGCGCAGTCGTTTGCAGAGAAAGAGAAAGCGTACAAAGACTACAAAGAGGAGATCCTTGATCACTATCGTGACCTAAACCGCTCTGCAGTAGAGATAGAACAAGATCGACTCACGGAAGAGTTGGTCCAGCTTAAGAAGTACCAGGCTGATGGCGTACTTTCTACCAATGAGTACAACGATGCAGTAAAAGCAGCCACAGAGAAATCGGAGAAAGCGCAAACTGACCTTTCTAAACGAGAGTGGCGTGAGCGCCTTCATTCTTATGATGAGTTCTCTAACCTGTTTGTAGATATGCAAGACAGCTCTAGCCGCGAACTAGCCGCAATTGGTAAAGCTGCCGCCTTGTATAACATCGGTGTGCGTACTGCTGAAGGTGTCATGACGGCATGGGCAACATCAATGCAGTTAGGCCCTATAGTTGGCCCAATCGTGGGCTCAACCTTGTCAGCGGCGTTAATCGGTTATGGGCTTGAACAAGCCGGGCGAGTAAACAGTCAGACTTACCATACTGGTGGTATCGCTGGTTATGACTCTGATAATTACTCACAGCAGCTCGCTCAAAACGAAGTGCCAACGATACTGCTTCGAGGAGAGGAAGTCCTTACCGAGCAGGATCCGCGACACCGAAACAACCTACAGCTGTCTCGTGAAAGATCGACCTCTCAAACCGAAGGCGCAGTAACCAACACGGTGAGCGTTGGGGATATCTACGTCACCGTACCTGAGGCGAACTCATCAGCTGACCAAATAGCCCAGACGATTGGTGAAAACATCGGCAACATGGTGCTAGGGGTCATTAATACCCGACAAGGCCAAAAGGCCGTGTACTCAGGTGTTGGTGCAGAGGCGCGAAGGAATGGCGGGAAAATTAAGGGCGTTAGTTAATTTTCTAACCTAAAACTTTCTGCGATTTGTCCTACTGCTTCCATTAATTCATTGCTTTCCTGCTGATCATGGGCGGGAGGTTCCAAGACAGCTATGAGTAAGTAGCTGTCTGAGTCAAAGAAGCCGGGGCAGTAAAGTAAGGCCTTATCGCTTTTTCGTTCATACTGAGCTCTAATTTTAGGCCATTTCCTAAAATGAATAGGTAGGTGTGCAAGGTGGATATGGTGAACTTCTTCTTGCAGGCAAATTAATGGATAACGATTATCACCGTCCCGACCAAAGTCATCAGGAGGTATACCAGTTTCCTTGTATAAAGCGAACTTCTCGGTAAGAAGATTAGCGTCTGGGTGGCTGTTTAGGAGGTCACTTAAATAGACTTTAACTTTCCTTGTCATCTGATTTTCTAAATGACTCTAGTCCAGCCAGGTGTTGTTCCATCCTGAATAGCTTTTTCAAGGCCTTCACGAGATAGTTTTTCTAGACCATCAACATCTAAATGGCGAGTCTGCTTTTTAGCCGCAACGAGACTTTCTCTTAATGTCTTGCGCTTTGGCTGTTGTTTATTGCTGACGTTTGCACGTTCAAGGGTTGCGGTACTCATATGTATCACCATTAGTATTGCGTTAGTGAGTTTTTAGTATTGCATTAACTCGATTGGGGCGCAAATCTACCAGAAGGTTAAATTGTGATCAATTGAAACAATGTGAAAAGAATGAAAAGCGTGTTTGCAATCTCTGATTTCCTGATCTACTATCCGTTTTGAGGACTCAAAACCTCTTACAAGCGGATAGAAGCCAACCCCGTCAGTGTTGGATTTTTTGTGCCTGAAATTTATCCGGCGCAAGGATTCTCCTGTTAAGTCGGGAGGGCGACAGCCATACAACACCTTAGGGGAAAACTGTCCGCGGTCTCTTGTAGCCGTTTTGAGCCTCCTGACACCTATCAGCAAATAGGTTAACTCAAAAAAATACAAGGGGATCATGATGATCACAACAGGCAAGAGGCCGACTCTAAACAAGCGTTTTCGCTTAACCTCAACTCATCTTGGAGTCAACGACCCAGCGTCAAACTGGGATGTCACACCAACCGATAACTACCGCTTAGCGTGCCTAAATGGCCGCAGACTGGCGGCATGTTACTTATTGCAAATTCAATCCGATCCGAGTCTCGCTGGCACTGGCCTATTAGGTCATATCGCGGGTGATATTGATTTTCAGGATCAAACGGCCACCAAAGGCCACTGGGTAGGCTTCTTTAGCTATCTCGAAGAGCAGCTTTATAAGGCTGCATCCATTTGCGACATTTATTTAGACCTAGCAAAAGCCCAACAGCAATGGGACGACATCGCTGCGCAGCGCGTACAGCTCGAAAAGCAGGAGGAAAACCTATGAACATTATGCCGTTTCAATTTCATTCTGCACCGGTTCGGGTGGTGGAACGCGAAGGCGAGCCATGGTTTGTTGCGAAAGATGTGGCGGATGTTCTGGGGTACTCCAATACATCTAAAGCGGTTAATACGCATTGTAAGGCAGTTGAGACCTGTCCTACCGAAACGGGAGGTCAGGTGCGTCATGTTCAGGTGATACCAGAAAGAGACGTCTATCGACTAGTTATGCGCTCCAAGATGCCAGAGGCTGAAGCATTTGAGGAGTGGGTGGTGGGTGAAGTATTGCCTGCGATCCGAAAGCAGGGCTCCTACTCGCTAAATAAGCCCGAAGACCTCAGCAAAATGGACGTGCTAAAAATGGCACTAGAGTCCGAAGAGCAGCGGCTAAAGCTGGAGCAAGAGAAACAAGACCTCATCGCCCAGATAGAAGAGGCCGCACCAAAGGTCTCATTTACTGAACAAGTTCAACGAGCGCCCGATACGATCAGCGTTGCCGAAGCCGCTAAGATCATAGGCACTGGCCAGCGGCGCTTATTCGACTTTCTCCGCAATATCGGCTGGATTTCACGAAGAAACGAGCCATACCAAGAGAAAATCGAACAAGGTTTACTTAATGTGAAGCTCAGCAACTTTCAGCACCCAGAGCACGGATTAAAACAATCCGTGACAACTGTGGTGACCGGAAAGGGGTTAACGAAGCTCAAGCAATTGTGGGATAAGCACCACCCGCAGCTTCATTAGGTAATGCAGCGCCCTACGGGGCGCTAATCATTTTTGAGCAGTGTCTTTTATCTTTGTTATGATTAATGGGATGTATGTTAGATTAATTGTGAACAGTGCGATATTTGAATTGAATTGAGTATGCAACTAAAATATAGTTGCATACACCGAAGGGACGACACCTGCTTATGGGAAAGCAAGAAAAAATACAAAAGAAGATCTTCGCTAAACCAACGTGTGCAAACCTAACATGGAGTGAAGCGAAGAGTTTTCTTGAATCAAAAGGGTACAGGGAGTTACAGGGGGACGGTTCAAGAGTGCGTTTTGTTCATGATGAGACGCAGGATGTGATCAGACTGCATAAGCCCCATCCAGGCAATGAATTAAAAAAATATGCAGTTGAGCAGCTTCAAGAGAAGCTGGAATGGATTCGCTAGAGGGGGTTACTATGGCTAGTAAGTATTTTGAGTACAAAGGTTATACAGGAAGTTTAGATTTCGATATCGAAGATAAAATCCTGTATGGCAAAATAGAGTTCATCAATGATTTGGTGAATTACGAAGGGACTACTTTAGAAGAGCTGGAAGCGGAGTTCCGTTTAGCGGTGGATGATTATTTGGAGACTTGCGCTGAGATTGGTAAGGCTCCTGAAAAGACTATGTCGGGAACATTTAATGTTCGAGTAGGTGCGGATTTGCATAAAAAAGCAGCTAAAGCGGCCTTAAAAGAGTCGAAAAGCATAAATGATATAGTTAAGACCGCGTTAACCTATTATTTAGAAAAAGATAGTAAAGAATTTCACCTGCATATTCATAAAGAAGAAAAAGTAGGTGCTAATCGAAATGTTCAAGAGCGCGAAATCCCTAGATGGGCTTCTGATATGAATAATATTGTTGCAGAATCAACAATCAATTGGAGGCACTAAGCTATGCTTGATCAGATTCGATACCTTGGTTACGTATTGAAAGAATCTACGTTTAAAAACCAAGAGGTTGTTTCGGAAGGCGGATTTATCAACTTAAGTTCAACATTGCGTGATGAGGTTGAAGGGTACATAGATGAAGATAAAGATCATTTATTTACGTTAACAGTTGACGCAATGTTACAAGGTATGGATAAAGATAAGGTTACGGTAGTATTTCAATGCGAACAAACACTTCAGCTAGAATTTGTGTGTTTCGATGGACCTTCAAAAAATACTGAAGACGACATTAAAAAATGTGTACAAGATGAGTCTTGGTTCTTTCAGAACTTCGTTGATCTTGCTGTGAAAACATCAGTAGAAAAAACACTTTCCGATACCAGCTTCGAAAATATATCTATTCCTCCGTTCTCAAGGCGTTCGTCAGAAAGCTAGAGGATATTAACCAATCAAATTGAAAACCCGCCCTGTGCGGGTTTTTTTATGCCCGAGAGGTGGCGATGCTCCCATACATTCAAGAAGCGGAGGTGTCGATCATCTCCAATGATCCCTCTGTTGTGTCGCGCTCCCGATCAGGGCGCAAGCATGTGCGCAACTTAGAGCGTCAGCATTGGTTACTGGATATTAAGTGGCCAGATTACCTGCGCGATAAAGCAAACGAAATCACAGTGCAGCTCGATGCAATGCAAGGCCAAGCCGAGACAGCCGATGTCATTCATCCAGTGCAAAGCTACCACCCCAATGCGGGGGCAGATTTTACCGCCACATCTGGTGTGGCGGCAGGGGCTGACTCGGTAGCTGTGTCTGGTACGGGCGCATTAACGATCGGCCACCTAGTTCGCTTTCGTGACCACTCTAAAGTGTACCGAGTTATTGCGTTATCTGGCTCCACCGTGACGCTTTACCCCAAGCTACGCCGTGCTTTGTCGGCTGCTGAAACCATCACCACGCAGTCGGTTCCCATTACTGTGACGCGAATAAACGATGAATTAACAGCCAAGCAAAAGGGGCCGTTGTCGTCTTTGTCTGCAAGCTTTGAAGAGATGTTGTAAATGATCATTCGCAATCTAATCAAAATGAACTTCACCAATGGCGGCGAGCTGGCCATGACAGATGGCGGTGTGCCGGTGCAGTTTAATGGCACGCTATACGAGCCTGATTTGTATCTCGATGAAGACGGCATCACTGAGGTTGAAGAGTCTCTAGAGATCACAACCAATGATTGGAATGTCTCGCTTAATGTCTTATCACCCGATGATCCGGTGCTATTGGCCTTCACGAGCCATGCGTACTTAAACCAACGCGTGAGCTATTACCGTCAATACGTTTGGGATGATGGCACAGAGCAGATCCGCAAGCTGTTTGAAGGCTTAATGATCGACTTTGAAGCTATCGACGCGGAAGACGGCTACACCATCCAAGTGACCGCCAGTGCCAACATCGTCCATTGGCAGCAAGTGCGCGGCCGCACGACCAATAGTGACTCACAGCAGCAGCTCTATCCAAACGACAAAGGCTTTGAATTTGCTGGCACCGAAACACAGGATATTAAATGGGGTAAAAGCTGATGAGTATTGTGGATAAAATTAAAGAGAGGGGGCGTAAGTTTGGGAGATGGGCTGGTAAGACTGTTACTGACCCTATAGGTGCATGGCAGGATGTTGGTGAAGGGATTTACCACGCTTGGAAAGACGTTGGCGATTGGATCGAGCAGCTTTGGAACCAAGAAGAGCCTACCGAAGGGCTTACGACCAATAAAAGCTCCGCCTCGGCCAACATTCCTATTGCCTACGGCACTGTGAAGCTGGGTGGAACGCGTGTATTCCTATCAAGCACCGGCAGTAAGAACAAATATCTAAACTCAGTGCTGGTACAGTGCGAAGGCCCAATCAAAGGTACTAAAGAGGTATTCATATCCGATAAGGCAGCGAGCACCTACGGCAATAAACTGCGTTATAGCTACTACACCGGTACGCCAGACCAAGCGGCCGACGCAAACTATGTATCAGAACTAAGCGAATGGACCACTGACCACCGTTTGCAGGGCTTGGCATATGTGGCGGCGCGGTATGAATACGACAAAGACAAATACAGCGGCTTACCTGTATTCACGTCTATTATCGAGGGTAAGTTAATCTATGATCCACGTACCGAGAACACAGGCTTTAGTGACAACTTTGCATTGGTAGTGTTGGATTACTTTCGTGGTTCTTATGGCGTGAATATGGACGACGACCTGATAGATTTTGAGTCGTTCAAAGCCTCCGCTGATCTAGCCGATGTCGAATATGAAAGCCGCTCTGACAGCGGCGTCATGGTAAAGCGTTTCGCGTGTAATACTGTTATTAAGACCTCCAAGCCGCCGCTAGAAAACATCAAAACGCTTGTCAGCGAAAGCCGCGCATTTCTCGTGCAGACCGCTGGCCAGTGGCGTTACGTCATTCAAAACGATGCGACGGCAGATCATACGATCACCTACGATGATGTGATCGGGGAGATCTCACGCCGCCCAAATGGGGCGCGTGATAAATACAATCGCGTTACTGTGAAATATGTCGATCCAGATACTCAATGGAAGACCAACGAAGCGACCTACCCGATTGATGATTCTGAATATCAGGCGTTGCTTGAAGAGGATAACTGGGAAGAATCCCACGAAGACATCACCGTCTCATCCTGCACTAATCGTTACCAGGCATTAGATATTGCCCGTCAGGCTCTTCTTGAGAGTCGAATCGGTGGGCAGGTCGCGTTTAACGGCCAACCGTGGCTAATCGATGTGCGCTGTGGTGATTTGATCGTGCTTGATATCCCCGGCTTGAATGATGGTGTGTTGTGGCGTGTGTCGTCCCGTACAATGGATGCCGACGGCGGCATTGCATTTGAATGTGCTGCGTACGATCCGAGCATTTTTCCTTGGATTGATTTGCCAGACCAAAACACCGTAACACCGCCCACGGTGGCTGATGCGAGTGAACTGCCCGCACCAACTTCCTTTGCGTTCGTTCCTGATTGGAGCGCTAGCGCCGTGGGAACGCTACAGTGGGCGCAGTCAGACAGTGCCTTTGTGCATGATTACACGATTGAGATCGTAGACGCGGGTTCTGTGCCGGTGCTCAGCACGACACTAGCGCATTCTAGTGACTGGGCGGATGCCTTTGTTCCAGCGCTCGCATTGCCTACTCTTGCAGCGGGGAGTTATACGGCCTATGTCCGTGCTCGCAATGCATTGACTCGATCAGAGCCAGCGACTTTGACCTTTAGTGTATCGGTGCCTGTTACCGATCGTGTGACGGGGTTAGCAATGGTGGGGGCGTTTGATCGCTCATTATCGATCGCTTGGAGCCATTTAAACACCGAAGCACTGAGCCACTATCAAATCCAGCTTTGGGATACAGCGGCGGGTACGAGTCTAGCCACACTTTCTTCAAGCATTAATACTGCAACGGTTGACTATGAAGTGTTTCAGTCTCTTGGCTTCCCTCGCTCATTTGATGTGCGGGTAGCGGGTGTCAACGTCAGCGGTGAAGTAGGTGAATCGGCAGCGATAGCGGTCTCAAAGCCTGCGCCTGTTGCACCAGCAACGCAGCTTTGGGCGTCAGTAGATGAAATCAAATTAACTTTCAATCGCCCTACAAATGCTCTCGGCGTTGTTGTGTATTTGGACGGTGTTGAGCAGTACCGAGGCGAGTCATTATCCGCTGTGCTATCGGGCCTAACGGCTCAAACCAACTACAGTATTGATGTTGCCTCTTACGACTCCTTCGGCCTCGGTGCCGTGGCGAATTACTCAGCTACAACTCTGCAGGACGTTGTGGCTCAGTCTATCCAGCAGCTCACAGACCGTGATTTGTCGATTGAGCGCGAGTTACAGGCCCGTGAGATTGATCGAGCAGCGGCACAAGAGGGTACTGACGAAGCGCTTGCGCTGGCGTTCTTTCACTCTGCTGAGTTGGAGCGCAATCAGCAATCGCAAAACGATGAGTATTACCGCATTCTCAATGCAGTGATAGAGATCGACCCGACAACGGGGACGATCACAAACCGCGCGTATGAGTACACGAACGACAAAATTAGTAATGTTCAGTTGCTCATCGATGCGGTTAACTCGTCTGTCATGATCGAAGCGCAGCGTATCACCACTGCAGAAGGTCGCATCACAGATGCTGAGTCAGAGCTGCTGGTACAAGCGGGTCTGATTAATAGTCGTGTCACGTACACAGAGCTGGATGAAACCATCGCAGGTGCGATTGCCGCGATACAACCTGCTTATGCGACAAGCTTCAACACGGGGCTTGATGGCTGGTCAGCGCAATCCGGTACCGCTGTTTACAATGCGGGTGCCTGGGTTGATATGACCTTGGGTGATGTGGCCAGTGACATGAGCTTTGATGGGGCTGAAAACCCTGTCATTCAGTTGGTAATCGCGCGCGATGCAGGTGCTGTCTGGGCGGGTAAAATCCAATGGTCCACTGCGTCGCACGGTTACTCATCGAGCCATGAGTCGGATATATCAGAGATCACGGATGACGGCGAGCAATACACCGTTACCATTGATCTTGGCAATGAAGCGGACTACGTAGGCAATACGATCACAGGTCTTCGTATATTGTTGGGTGCAACGACTGCAGACGTCTATCGCTTGTATTCTGTGCAAGCGGGTAAGCGTAATGCTGCACAAGCAGCTCTGGAGGGTTTACAGGGGCGAGTATCCACAGCAGAGCAATCTATTAGTGCTATTGAAGGGAGTTTAACTAACTACGTATCAACGACTTGGTATGAGCAAAACGCTCTGACCGTGACGGACGTTCAGCAAGAGCTGAGCAGCTTTGATGCGACTTACTCCGTTAGTGCAACATTAACTCAGTTGGACGAAGATGGAACGATCGTGAAAGCCAATAGTGCCGCCACTTGGATCGATGTAGCGGATACAACAATCACCAATATCGCTCAGTCTGTTGTAGCGCAAGAGACAGGCTCTCGCTTTACGCAAATAGAGCAAGAGTTGGATGCGCAAGCAGGGACGATCGCACAGCAAGTTGGCAGCGTATTTCTAGCCGACGCTAAAGCCGAGGAAGCCAGTGCAGAAGCGGTGCGCAATGCCTTTTCTGCATTAGAGAATGAGCGTGAAGCGCTGGGCGCACAGGACGGTGTCGCCCTGGCACGAGCGGAAACCAAGGCTGTGGCCGATGAGCAATCTGCATTGGCGCTATCTGTCGAAGAGCTCGATGCGCTAGTGGGTGACAACCACGCTGAATTCAACGACTACAAGCGTGCGGCCATCGGCTACTGCGTTGATGCAAACGGCAATCCTACCAGTCATGAAACCGCTGCGGCTTGTGAGCTGGCGGGTAATACGTGGGTTGGGGAGCAACCCTTAGCGGAAGCACTGCGAAGAGTGCGCCTTACGGGCACGGATGCTGAAGGTAACTCAGTCGAAGCAACAGCAGGAACCATCCTGCAGGCGTTGCTTGATACCGACGGTAACCTCGCCGTGACCGCTTCTTTGCTTGCCACTTACGGCGAGCAGCTCGCGGGCATTTTCGCGAATGTGGGCGAGAACGGAAGCGAGCTTATCGCGTTGGCCAACGCATTCAAAGTCCAAACTGAGAATGGTTCCAAAACGCCATTTAAAGTGGTGGGCGATGAAGTCATTGCAGACAACTTGGTCGTTGAAACCCTGCGTATACCAGCGAGCGATTCGGACAACACGCCCGTTGACGTCACGACGTTTGAGCAATTGAAGGGGAATCAAGGTGAACAAGGCCCACAGGGTGAGCAGGGGCCGATAGGGTCGCAGGGACCGCAAGGACCAGAAGGAGAGCGGGGTCCACAAGGTGAGCAAGGGCCGCAAGGACCTGAGGGAGAGCAAGGCCCACAAGGCATGCTGCCTGCTCCAACTGGTGCTGCTGGCTTGTTTGCGAGCAATGATTATTTAGGCTATCACAACGGCACAAACTGGCGGTCTTACATTAATAGTGACGGTGGATTCTACTTCGAAGATGCTGCAGGGAATTACATCACCAATTTGTTCCACAACGGGACATTGACTGTAAAAGGGCGTGTCGAAGCGACAGAGGGCGAGTTCTCGGGGGAGGTGAATGCGTTTAAGTTTGAGGATACGCAGTGGGAACGTCCGGCAACGATTAACTACGTTACAAACACCGACTTAACACAGAAGGACTTTGGTTATGGTGGCTATGTCAGTAACTATCAATTTATTAATTTGCCTGACTCTGGTCGATTTTATGAGAACTCTGAAACTGAAATTTTCGACATATCTGTGTGGGTCTATTGTGACAAAGATTACTGGCCAAACTGGATAAAGTGGGATGCGCCGTGGCCGTTCCCGAATGACGAATGGGGGCAAGATACGCTGCAAGGCGGGGTTTATGCCGAGGAATATTTGAAGCGTCAATGGATTCGCGTACCTGAGAAATGGTACTGGATATACAAGCATGGGGTTTCTAATGCATCTTTACTGGTAAATACCTACCGTATCAAAGAGGCGATGGGTAACCCTCCTGACGCTACTCCTATGAAAGTCGTGCTTTCAGTTCCTTCACGAACGGGTGGAGATACCGGATTCCATTGGTATAACGGCCCTTATCAATATCAATACTAGCGAGGCATCAATGAAGCAACTCATAATTTTGGCGATGCTGTTCATGCTCGCTGGGTGCGCACATCAGCGCTTTCAAACGGGCTTGGCCGTACACGATCGAGGGCGGGATTCACCCGAAATTGATCTCAATCCAACACTCGGATACATACGATTCGAGACACTCAATCAAAGGCGCGACAGCGCCTTTTTTTGTGAGCATGTATCAGCGATCGATCAGCAAGAAGATGGCTACGGGCTTAATGCTTGTGGTGTCCTGTTCAATATTAATATCAGATAAGGAAGACCAATGGCCTTTCATTACATCGACAATGCCAGCGTGAACAATGGCGACTCTACCGTAGCAATCACAGGCAATCATGACTTATCGGGAGTGCTAAGTGGGTGGGCACTACAAATAGGTGGTTTGCTTGCAGAAATCAAGCAGGGCACCGCGCCTGACGGAAGTGGTAACAGCACGCTAACACTTGCCGCGCCGTGGGCGGGCTCCAACATCAGCGGTCAGCCTGCCCAAATCATCCCAATGGGCGGCTCGGCACTGAATACAGCCACTGAGAAAGCAGCGGATCTTCAAGCCTATGCAATAGAAGTGCATAAAAAACTCGAGGAGTACGCACTTGAAGACAAAGACGTCACTCTGACTGCCCCAGATGGAGAGAGCGCAACGTTTTACAGCCTCCCTAAGGTTGATCGCCTGTTTCAGGCAATGGTCGATAGCCAAGGTACGGCGGCTGGGTATGATGTGACCAGCTCTAGCACGGATACATCAAATGGAGTGAATGGTCAGCCGAAGTTATTGAAACGGGGGGATTTTGGAATTGGGGGGATCGCTGGGGTTGCAACGGTAGACTATGACCTATTGCCTGAGTCGGAATATGTTAATCGAGGAGCTGGCTTTTGTACTGTTGTAGTACTAGCTAATAGCCCCAATCGTCCGGCAAATGCAGACATGTATGTTCTACATTTATTCTATACGAATGGGTCTATCTATAACTGTACACAAATAGCAATTCCATACAGTAGCGCAAGCCCCGATTTATACACCCGCCACAGGAGCGGCGGGGTATGGTCTTCTTGGCTTAAGACGCTCAACACAGGCAACATGGTCGCCACTGTCTCTCAATCTGCAGGCATACCTACTGGGGCTGTTATTGAGCGCGGCAGTAATGCAAATGGTGAATATACAAAGTTTGCTGATGGGACGCTGATTTGTACTAGAAAAATTGTTATTACATCCTCATCATTGAGAATAACGTTTTCATCTGCTCCTGAGACAAACAGTAGCTGGAGTTTGCCGGCACTGTTTATTGATACAAATTATACCTTGTTATTTTCTGGAACCAGAGACACGGCAACAGGAGCAGATAGGAGTGCAGAAAACTACGTACTGCATCAAAGCGATATAGTTTCACAATCCGAATGCTATTGCGTGTTCCAGTTTGATTCTGCTGTTTTGGGTGAAAGAGTTATGTTCGGTACAGCTATCGGCCGCTGGTTCTAAGGAGTACACATGAAAATCATTCTTTCCCCTGTGGCATCTGACCACACAACCAATGTATCTCTTGCGGGTATGATTTTGACAATTGACGAGCAAGACTACGATCTATCTGTTATTCCTGAAGGTGGTCAAGCGGAAGCTGATTTACCATTCATCGGCATAGTCACTCGCGATGAAGTAACTATTCAATATCACTACGATAGCTCTCTAGCAGAGCCTAGTCAGCCTACTGACTGGGCCGACTACACTTTTGAATTAGAGGAAGGTGAAGTGCCGTGTCCCATTAATTGGAAACCTATAGAGGAGGCTGTTATTCATGACATTCAAGAACATTAAAACAGCAGATGATTTGGCGGCAGAGCAGTTAGCCAGAGAAAAGGAGTTACAGATTAAAGATGCCAGAGCCCTTTTAAGTAGCACGGATTGGGTAATTACTAAGATCGGTGAGGCTCGAATTACTGGAGCTGATGATACTGCCTTAATAGAAAAATATGCTTCAGTTTTGGCAGAGCGGGAAGAGGCTCGGCAGCTTATTAATGAGCTTGAATCCTAGTCTACTACCAGCGCCTTGAGCGCTTTTTTTGTGCCAGAAATACGCAGCCTAGTGCGTACTAGCGCTGCGTATTTCTATCGATGCGCACTAATCTCGACACTCGCTTTTCTGCCTTAAGATGGCTTTGAGTGAGTCCTGCAGCTCTTCGATCTGTTCAATGAGTTCGGGTTGAGAGTCTGTAGGGGCTTGTGAGATGTCTGCGATTAAAACGGAGGCGAGTTCGCAGTAAAGGCGTGAGAGTTGTTCCATGATCAATCTTCCTTGATTGTTAGTTGAGATTTAAGAGTAGGGCATCCTGCCCAAGATATCCATAAAGCTCCCTCGTGGGAGTGGTAGAGAGAAAGCGACTCAAAGAAAGTACCAGTTTCAGTGAGCCGTCAGATCACGTAAGCGTGCTACGTGAACCAACCCAGGGCTTTCCCACCTTGTCGACAAGGCGCGGAGAGTCTATCAAAACTTTTGGTAGGTTCACATGCAAAATTTACGATGCAAAAGATGTAATAAATTATTAGCTAAAGGGGCGTTTGCTTATATCGAGATTAAATGCCCGCGCTGCAAACTGTTAAACGCGAGCACCACGAGTGCCAACTGCGGAGTACCAGACCGTGGCAAAACCAATCATTCCTAGGATCGGCGGGAAGCGCCAGCGGGGGGGCAGTGTAAGCAGATATAAACTAATATCTTTCCCGAAATCTCTTTGCGGCGGCAATCATGTTGCCTTGAATAGTTGCATCATTGAGCTTGTCATGAGCTGGTGGGTCTTCAACGGCTAATATACAAAAATAATTTTGATTAAATAAGCCTCTGCAATAGATGATAAAGCGATCACTAGTGCGAAACTCTTGAGCTTTATTGAGCCAGTTTTTGTGATTTAGTTCAGAGTTGGTAGTGGCTATATGGATATGCCAAATATCTGCATAAACTGCTTCATCAGGCCTATCGTTCGGCTTGTCTTTGCCAAAGTAGGGTATATCAAGCGGGTAAGAGGTTAAGTTATGTTCGGCTATTAGATTTGGATTTGCCATGTCATCAGCTACCTCACGAACTAGGCGATCTAGCTTGTACGCCTTGAGGTCTAATTGAAACTTATTTAGCTGTTCACGAGCTGTGTAATAATGCTCTAAAGAGGGGTAGTTTTCAGGCTTGTTTAGTTCTGGGAACAAAAATACTTTTACTTCCATGTACTTTAATCAAGAAGTTAAACGAAACTCCAATCCTCATCTTTGTAATCCGAATTGGGCTTTTTGCTGTAAGCTTTTAAGCTCGTTTCAGCTAAGATACGAACCGCCTCATCAGATGGCATATAGGCTCTAGTAGATTCGTTACGCGCAGAAACGCCCCCTGTTTTTTCAGGGCTAACTTTTGATGCTGAACGACGAGAAAGCCCTTTCATACGATGAGGCCCTCTCTTTTGTCCAGCTTTAACAAAGTTAAATGTTGTAGCGCTCATAGTCATCACCATTGTGTTAATACATCTACAAGTATCGTATTAATATAATCAAAGCGCAAATCTACCAGAAGGTTAAATTGTGATCAACTGAAACAATGTGAAAAATGAAAGCGTGTTTGCAATCTCTGATTCCCTGATCTACTATCCGTTTTGAGGCGTCAGAACCTCTTGTAAGCGGATGAGCAACCAACCCCGTCAGCGTTGGCTTTTTTATGCCCAAAATTTATGGGCAGCACTCCTGTTATGTCGGGAGGGCAGTAGTCATACAATACCTTCGGGGAAAGCTACTCGCGGTTTCTTACAGCCGTTCTGAACCTCCTGACACCCAATCAGCTATTGGGAAAATTCAGAAAATTGTAAGGGGATCATGATGATCACAACAGGCAAGAGGCCGACTCTAAACAAGCGTTTTCGCTTTTCCTCTAAACACCTAGGAGTCAACGACCCAGCGTCAAACTGGGATGTCACACCAACCGATAACTACCGCTTAGCGTGCTTAAATGGCCGCAGACTGGCGGCATGTTACTTATTGCAAATTCAATCCGATCCGAGTCTCGCTGGCACTGGCCTATTAGGCCATATTGCGGGTGATATTGATTTTCAGGATCAAACGGCCACTAAAGGCCACTGGGTAGGCTTCTTCAGCTACCTCGAAGAGCAGCTTTATAAGGCTGCATCCATTTGCGACATTTACTTAGACCTAGCAAAAGCCCAACAGCAATGGGATGACATTGCTGCACAGCGCGTACAGCTCGAAAAGCAGGAGGAAAACCTATGAACATTATGCCGTTTCAATTTCACTCTGCACCAGTTCGGGTGGTGGAGCGCGAAGGTGAGCCATGGTTTGTAGCGAAAGATGTTGCTGAGTTGCTTGGCTATAAGCGTTCGAGGGATGCTATATCGCAGCATTGCAAGGGGGCGGTAAAACACCGCCTCCCTACAGAAAGCGGAACGCAAGACATGCAAATTATTCCCGAACGAGATGTTTATCGGCTGGTTATGCGTTCCAAGATGCCAGAGGCCGAAGCATTTGAAGAGTGGGTGGTGGGTGAAGTATTGCCAGCGATCCGCAAGCAAGGCTCATACTCACTAAACAAGCCGGAAGACCTCAGCAAAATGGACGTGCTCAAAATGGCACTGGAGTCCGAAGAGCAGCGGCTAAAGCTGGAGCAAGAGAAACAAGACCTAATCGCTCAGATAGAGGAGGCCGCACCGAAAGTCTCATTTACTGAACAAGTTCAACGAGCGCCCGATACGATCAGCGTTGCCGAAGCCGCTAAGATCATAGGCACTGGCCAGCGGCGCTTATTCGACTTTCTCCGCAATATTGGCTGGATTTCACGAAGAAACGAACCATACCAAGAGAAAATCGAACAAGGTTTACTTAATGTGAAGCTCAGCAACTTTCAGCACCCAGAGCACGGATTAAAGCAATCCGTGACTACCGTGGTGACAGGAAAGGGGCTAACGAAGCTCAAGCAATTGTGGGATAAACACCACCCACAGCTTCATTAA